GATGGGCTACATAGATAAGCTTCTTACTCATTAATTTAATCCCCTCGCTACTCTATTACTTTCTAAATATCCGCATCAGCGTGATTAGCATTATTTTCTCTTTGCCTTTTCTTTTCTAGCATCTATATACCCGTTACAATTTATGCACTTCTTAGCCATGATATAAGGTACTTTTACTCTAATTCCTCTTTTATCCGGCACCGGCAGCATTAATTTATTTGGGCATTTACAAGTAGTTCTTACAAACAATCCTTGATTGCCTGTAAACTTTACTGCATGCTTACATGTTTTAGCTTTTAAAAACATATCCTTTGGTCTTGCCATTACCGCATCAACCTTTCTGCCCTTTCTAGGGCTTTATTTCGTTTCTTTTCCATTGGCAATGTCTCTGCATTGCCCTTATCAAAAGGGTATTTGTTCATCATCATTGAAGTTATCAAAGTTCGATGGTTCATTATGTCCACCATTTAATGTGGCCCCTACAAAACTTGCGACCACTTCTGTTACATATCGCTTTTCGCCATTTTGAGTTTCATATGATCGTGTTTGAATTCTGCCTTGTACCAAACATTTATTTCCCTTTCGCAAAGTCCCTATTTCTTCTGCTAATGTTCCCCATGCTACACAATTTACAAATGCCGTCTGTTCCTTTGCTTCCTTTGTATTAGCATCAATATAGGTATTACTTGCAGCTACTGTAAATGTTGCTACCGCTCTACCAGTCTTTGTATATCTTACTTCTGGGTCTCTCGCTAAATTGCCCATTAAGTTAACCGTGTTCATTTTCTCTCCTTTATGCTATTTGTATAGATGCCATCTACTTCTTCTAATTCAGTAACTGATATTTCCCCATTTAGCCATGCAGCACATATAGCTACATCCATAAATGAATTTGTATATATTCCATCATCTGTGGTATGTATCCCTACAGATATTCCAGCTTCTGTAAAATAGATATATTTTCCTGTATCATTCCATGCATTCATTGCATATGCATTTATGATTGCTTCTCCTGTTGTTCTAGGAATAAATACTATTCCTCTATATTTGTTTTCCATTAATTATCCGCCCTTTTATTCCATGCCTTTTCACAATCTAAATACAATGGCCGCTCTTCAAAATGAGTGACGGCTCCACATTTATCACATGCCACCATATGATGTTTTAGCCCTACTTTTATCCCTGTCATAATCCTCATATGTTTATTCCCGCAAAACGGACAGGGCCTTAGTCGATTTTCTCTGTTCATATTCTCCCCTCCAATCAGGTAATCGAATTAGCCTATATGTTCTAAATGGAAATCCATAATTATTTACCCCTTCATAGACACTATCTTTATCTAAGTAGTATCCATTAGGTACTTTAATATCCTTACGCCACTCTGTAGCCTTTAGTATCTTTTTCTTTACTTCTGGCTTTTCAAGATTAGTACTAGATACCCATTTCTTTCTTATCTGCGCATCCTTATGATCAATGTCAGATTTTCTCTCTTTCATGAAGTACTTAGCTAGCCCTATAGCATCTTCGGCTTCACCTCTGTAGTACTCAATTTTTGTATAGCCATGTGGCCATAGCTTTTTTAATAATTGAGTAGTTAATTCAATCCCTCTTGAAAGTAATGCATGGAAATGTATCCGCCCCTGCTTTTCCATCACATAGATGTATTTACAGATTGTCTTCTTTTTATTAAATAAGTCTCTTACCTTTCTAAAGAATTTTCGTATCATCTCTTTTGCATCTAATTCATCTTCCTCATTCTTAAATGTAAGAGTCAGATAATAATCATCAGCCTTAAAATTCATATCTATTAGCAGCCTTAATTGTTTTTCAGCCACTCTTAAATTATTTTTCCTTATAGTCTCCGGTGTTACTTGCTTTCTTTCACTCCTTATTTTTCTTCCTGGTTTTCCATAGTATGAATTTCCTGTAATATGATCTGATACTTCAATCATATTTACAGATTTTATTGTCGTCCTTTTTCTCATTTAGTTATCACCTTATGTTGAGTTGTTAATGTATCTATCTAGTCTCACAAAATAGCTATCAAACCGCTATTTTACTAGACTTTTCCTACTATGCGTGATATACTAAACATGTAAGGTTTTAGTTATCACATAACTTTAATGGCCGTGTTTCCCGACACGGTCATTTTTCTTTGTCAAAATTACAATGCCAATCACCTTGAGACTTTGTTAGGTATTGGCAATTACTGCAGCAATCCATGCATATCAACTGTTTATGTCTATGACATACTACAGCATGCTTGATTGCTTTTTTACATTCCGGGCATGTATTATTTAGTGCTTTCTCATACCATTTAGTACTCATATCCATGCCTTTCTTTTAATATTGTTTGTAAAACTTTTCTGTATTCTCTTGGATGTGATCCAGCGTGAATTTTAATTCTATGGCAATGCCAGCATAAGCAACATAGATTTTCTATGTTATTTTTTCCTCCTGCTGACCTATATTTGATATGATGGATCTCTTCATAAGGGGCTCCGCATAAAATACATTTTCTGTGGTCTCGCTCTATCACCTTAGGACGGATTTTCTCCAACTCCATATCATTCTTTTTTTTATTTCTACTTTTCTTGCTTAATGGTTTCTTTGAAACCATTCTTTTTTTTGCTCTTAACGGTGTCCTTTTAAGCATTTTTATCCCAATCTCTGGCAATCTGCGCTTCTACCAGTCTGCAATCAAGTTTGTATATATTAATAGCTTCTGTTGCACTGGCATAGAGTGTTTTAGCCACATCACGTTCATACCGTAATTGGCTTATAATCTCATCTCCATTTACCAGTTCCATGATCAGAGATACTTTTTCTCCGTTATGTTTTGCCAGTAATATAGCTTTACGTTTTTCAACTCTATATTTTCGTTCTGCTGCTGCTAACTCTATGCCTCGCTCTTTGGCAATCGTAAGGGCCTTATTTAAATCATCCCTTCGTTTATTTAGATATGGTAGTAACTCCCAACTGTCTAATTGCTGCATGCTGCTTCCTTTTTATTTCCTTAATTTTCTTGTTATATAGCCATAATCGTTTAGCTTTTTGTAATAAATAAATCCCAACAGAATATGCTGCTATATTAACTACATTAAAAAGAACATCGCCCCATGACTGTGCAAATTCAATGCCACCATATAAACCAAATACAATGACACCAAATAACCACTGTATCGCTGTAATGAACTTATCCATATTTACTACTCCTATGCTTTTAACCATTTCATGTGTTGCGAACGCATCCACATCTCAAATTTATCTACATGGACCAATGTTTGTTGTGGTCCAAGTTGCATACAGATTTCATTGAATTTACCCTCCTTACGGATCATGTCAATTCTTCTGTAAATATACATTTTGCTACGGCCCCATATCTTGGCCAATGTACTGATTGGTACATATTTAGGTTTTAAAGTGTCCATAATTATCCCCTTATTGTTAATATGTTATGTTCTATCAAATGTTTTTTTATGGTGAATTGGTTCTACTTTGATTGCCATATATCCACCATCATTATGTAAGTATCGTTTGTAATATATTGGTTGTTGTTTAATCTTTTTCTTTCGGCCCATTTCCTTTTTATATTCTCCTTTAACATTCTTTTCACGTTTGTTTCATTTTTATTAATAAGTTGTTGTTATAATCGCCTTAGAAAGGAGGTGATTATAATGTATTTAACAATTAAGTTAAAAGATGGCGAATATATTGGCATCGAGAACCTAAAACTCATAAAGCAACATAAAACAAAATATATAGATGCTGTTGATATTGTTGATTTTAGTGATTTTAGACTTTATGACGCACAATATACTTTTGTAGGTGATTCTACAATTTTGCTCAAAGCACAAGATATTGTGTACCTCGCCTTTAAAGGTAATTAATTTAAAGTATGTGATATTATGAGAAAAGACTTACTTAATGTTGTCGAAACCTTTGAAGAGGATTATAAGGAAACACTTCACAAATACAATTCAAAGGTTTCAGAAGACTATTGGAATTTGCTTTATGACCTTGGAGCAGATATCAAAAAAGCCTTAAAAGATTTATCTGAAAAACTTGATTAACTTTACTAACTGCTAGTATGTAATGTACTAGCAGTTATCTTTTTCATAGATCAAATCTCATTTGATACGCCCTTTCATTGCTTTCCTCTTCAGCTTCTTTAATCGTTAAATTTTTCCAACCCTTTTGAAAAATAACGACGTAGAAATTCAAAATCGTATCTCTGAAGAAGCTCATTAATAGCCTCCTCTTTTGTTTTTCCTATTTTATTTGCTAAAATCTCAATAATCTGAACCTTGTCATTACAAAGTTCTTCTTTTATTTGTGCCTCTTGGTGATTCTGATTTACATTAATTTTTTTACCTTGGATCCTTACACCAGCTTTATCTACTTCAATCTTTGACATTACTTCCGGTCTATTAGCCATGCCTTGTTGTGCATGTTCTAATTCAATGTATGCATAGATTAATTCTGGAATATCTTTACTAGATCTAATCCCAGTCTTTGTATCTAAACGCTTTAAAATATAATTTTTTAATGTCCTTTGAATTTCTTTCATATGTATTACCTCTACTAAATAAATCCCCCTCATTTTATGCTCATCTCAAAAGGAGGTCATTATAATGGATGGTTATCAAACATGGTTAAACTATATTATTCCTTTAGTTTCAATTTATATTTCTCATTACTTAGGCATAAAATTGGCTTCTAATAGATCACAAGATGCATATAAAAAACTTAGATATGAAAAAGCATATGTTCCATTTATTCAGTCTTTGTATCGTGGTTATATGTTTGACCCTAAATATATCCCCATAGGTCTAGAGCAAAGAAATTACTTCCTTGATTTGTTAAGTAATAACATGCAATACTACGGACCACTTGTTTTGAAAAGTTACCCTGCTTTTTATCGTGCCTATCTTGATATGCTAGAATATGAAGCAAATAATTTTGGCTTTGATTCTGCTCCACAAAATTACATTCGAGAATTTAAAACTATTTCTAATGAACTATTACTAGAAGCGACAATGCTAGAATCACATTTAAAATTGCCAGGGTTAGCTTTAACATTCCAAATGGTTCGTTCCTCGTATGCCAGAAGTAGCAAGTAGCAATTGCACTCCCATTCATCCATATTTGAAGTAATATGTCTTTCATTTTATGTTCCTTTCCTATTAATTAGTTCAATATGCAGGCTATAACCTTTGCATGTATCAAAACCACAATTGTATTTTTTCTTTAATACCCAGCAATCACATATAGCTTTTAATTTTGCCCCACAATGCTCACAGAAATTTCCATCTATTACTTCTGTATTACATTTGGGGCATTTTACTTTTCCTGTTTCATTTGTATTACCTCATTAAAAATCTCATTTTTGAGACTATTTTGACAAAAAAATAGAATAAGCTTCCGAATCAGTTAATGAAAGTACTGCTTTAATTCTTAATGCCTCTTCTATTGTAAAATTGTTTCCATCTTTATCAAGTCTTCTATAAAACGTGCTTCTATCAATTCCAACTCTATCAGAAAACTCTACAATATTATATCCACAACTTAATATTTTTGCTTTTAAAGCCTGTACATCCATATACATCACCTCCCTTGATGTTTGTCTCATTTTTGAGATTAATTAAAGTATATCCCTATCATTATATTTCGTCAAGATATTTTTTCTCATTTTTGAAACATTTTAAACTTTTTAAATTTATTTGTTGCAAATATGATACACTTATACTATACTTGTCTCAAAGGAGGAGAAGTTATGACTGAAAGGATACATGAGCGTATAAAACGTTTACGCAAACAGAATAACTTATCTGTAGATGAGATCATTAAAAAATTAAATATTTCTCGTGCTACCTATTATCGATATGAAAGTAATGAAATAGAAAAATTACCATTAACGATACTTGAGCCACTTGCAAATATATTAAATACTACTCCTGCATATTTAATGGGATGGGAAGAACCGCATCAATCTACAATCAATACTAATTCCAACCAAACCGATGGTTACTATTTAGATAAAGAGGCTGCGGAGTATGCTGAAATGTTACGCACACGCCCTGAAATGCGTATGTTATTCTCCGCATCAAGAGGTATTTCTAAAGAAGAAATGCAAGAGGCCGTAAATTACATTGAATTTATCAAATCTAGAAACAAAAAATAATACTATTAGGGGTTGTTAGTTTGATTATTAATATTATTGAGTGTGATATTCCTAATGTAAAAGCCATTTCATCAACTGGGGAAGATGAAGGTGTACACAATATTTATATCCGTAAAAATATGTCTATTGAAGATATGCGTAACGAAATAAAGCACGAGTTATTACATATTCTTAATGATGATTTCTATATAGATCATCATGTTAATTTAATTGAACATATGGTAAGACGTATAGAACTTACAGATGATGTATTGGAAGAAATTGACTTTTATCATCATGTATTATAAATTTTATTGCTTTTTATTGACCTCAACAAAATCATAAATGGTGATTAATATGAAACTAAAATTATTACCTTTATTATTTTTATTCTTATTAATTAATACATCTGTATTTGCTGCTATATATCCACAGCATTTATTTGATAATCCAAATTATCAATTAATATATGCTAATCATGATATAGCTACCTATGTAGATTTAAGTTCAGTTATAACTAAACTTGACTCTGATGGAGATTTAGTTATTGCTGTTAATGAGGTTACTGCATCATTTTCATATGACCCAGTAACTTCATTTGAAAATTTTAAATCTATTAGCTCAACAAAAACAATATGGTACTATAAACCATTTGCCGTTAATCAAACCTTTACTACATCAACAACTATTGATAATAGGGAAATAATCTTGCCACCATATATCGGTGAAGAATTTGCTTACTATTCATTTGATTTTGGTTCAAGTTGGATGCCATTTAACAATACCGTTCATACTGGACCAATGCGAAGTTTTAGTAATTCTTTGGTTAATATCATTAATCATCTTTATAAATAAAAAATGCCCCTATCTAGCTGCTACTAGATAGAGGCTTGATGCCTTAGAGACACCGCATATTTATATTATACCATACCTCTAAGGTTTATTTATTATACATTTTTTAGCCGAGGGGGTATTTTTTATGTGGTGTGAAACTGTAACTACCAAATCAGGTATCACTAAATATAAATTTCAAGAACGCTAT